CCCCACAGCGAGACGTGTTCCATCCGAAGAGAGGGCGACGGACCAACCGAACTGGCTCCCAGCCGCATCATCATCTATATCGGACCCAACCTGGGTCCAGGTGCTCCCGACCAAGTCGAAGACCCTCACGTGGCCCGAATTGGAACCACCACCGTCGTTGTTGGGGGCCCCCACAGCGAGACGTGTTCCATCTGAAGAGATGGCGACGAAGGTACCGAAACGGTCATCAGCCGCCTCACCGTCTATGTCCGCCCCAACTTGGGTCCACACTCCAGCACTAACAGTGGAATATTCTATTGAAAGTGTATTACTAAAATATAGGTTTCCGGTTGTGTTTACATTTCCGTGAACATCTAACTTTTGTAGTGGTACATTTGTTCCTATACCCACATTTCCAGTTGTCCGGACAGCATTTCCAGAATTTACCGTAAATCCACCCGAAGATATACCTGTTAGTCCTGAACCGTCACCCAGAAGTGAAGTAGCTGTAACATTACCACCCACAACTATATTACTGGAGACTACAAGACTTGTTATGGCATTGCTAAATTGCACCGTATTGGATGTGACGTTTCCACTATCGGCTGCTTCCTGTAGTGTAGATGTCAACCCGGTGAGTAGACCACCGTCACCTGATACAGATGTCGCTATCATAGTTCCTACATTTGCAGTTCCACGAACATCAAGATCGAAATCGGGTGTATCGGTTCCTATACCAACATTTGAAGTGACTACCAAATTCGAAGTTCCAACATGAAGTGTACCATCGGTTATAAGTTTGGTTGTTGTTAAAGTTCCAACATTTGCTGTTCCGTGAACGTCGAGTTTGAAAGCAGAGGGTGTCGTTCCAACTGCGACATTTCCGTGAATAATTGAAAAATTATTTTGAACCACCGCATTTCCAAGAATATCTATTTCCATTTCTTGGAAGTTTAGGATATGATCATCTGTAAGGGTGTTTTGTGTAAATCCCATAGAAAAACGTTTTTCATCGCTATGGTAAATGAGAGCAACATTGGCACCCTCGTGTTCCATCAAAATACCCATATCCATATCATGGTCTACGTCACCCGAACCAATACCAAACAATTTATCTTCAATTGTTACATTATTTGAATGTAAAACAACTGTATTTCCCGAAACAGTGAGATTACCAGTAATTTGCATATCACCTGTTGTCAACAACCCACCCTCCACATGAAGTTGTTTCTGTGGATTTTGAGTTCCTATCCCAATACTTCCCTCAAATGTCTGTATGGTTGTGTCCATTACTATAGATTAGAACATTTCTTCCAAAGTTTTCAATCTCGTTTTAAGATTTTCTTTTCTTTGTTTTTCATTTTGAAGTTGTGTATCAATTTCTTGGAGAGCTGCAGTTGTTATAGTAAATATAGAATCTTTGTTTAAAAATGTAAAGTCTTCAACTTCGCGACCAAATAAAAATATCTCTTTATGTTTCAGATCAGTATCAATCCGGAAAGTTGTATTATCTATAATTTCAATTATAGTCGTATACACATCTTCACCATCGGGTGTAATAATTTTAATTTTTTCTCCAGAATTTAATTTAGAAGTTCCATAAAGAATTTTATTTTTATCAGAGACCTTAGCTAACGTATACATATCTGGAACATATTCAGTCCTTAACTTTGTTGCGTATGGAAGAGTGTCCCTAACTTCTTGAGCTATAAATCCCCATACAGGTTGTTCACCCCTATTTACGACATCTTTATATGTATATTGTTTTGGTTTTAAAAGTCTTAATGTATCTAACGCTGACACCCACGCACCAACATCATCTATATTTGTTTTAATTCTTTCATCTGAAGCTGTGAGGGTTCCAAATGCGGACATAATTCTTTTTTGGGTGACTATATCCGAGTTTGCATAAATACCATGAGCTCCAACTGTGCTTGTATCACTTGATAAAGCTGCATCATATTTAAAATGTTTTCTATTTCCACTACCATCAATAGCACCCGCTGAACCTACTACATGGAGTTTTGTGAGAGGGGTGTCAGTTCCTATACCAACATTTCCAGTTGTGGTGTCCACATATAGGTTGGCCGTCCCAACTTCGAGGATTTGGTCTTTTATTTGTCGGTTTACTTTATTTACATATTCATAAACTTTCGCATAACCAGTGACGTCAAATGGACCATTTTTCCCTGAACCTACAATAAAAGTTTTTCCATTATTGGACATTGAAACGAACGTGGGATCGGTATTGTTCAGAGTCGATCCAACCTGATTCCATGACCCCCCAGTGTATTGGTATACTTTCACTGCCCCGCTATAGTTTGTCGCGTCTTTGTTATTTTCAGTAAGAACGAGGTGGGTGCCATCACCTGATAAGGAAACACCAGTTCCAAGATAAGAAGTGGAGCCACCAAGTATATCAGAACCAATTTGAGACCAGGACGTTGTGCCACTATTGTATTCCCAAACATTGACACGTCCATCATGAGAGGAATAACCATAGGCGCCTATGGCTATTTTTGTTCCATCAGCAGATAAGGATGCTGCTATGCCTAAATATTCAAAAGATGCACTCCCTTCAAAGGTGGCTCCAATCTGACTCCAAGACCCTTCGCTATATTCGAAAACTTTTACTTCTCCTGCTCGTGACCTAACTGGATTTGTTGCGTTTTGTTCATAGGTGCCTATAGATACTATTGATCCATTTTGGGATAAAGAAAGTGAAGCCTTGTTCGAGAACGTGCTGTCCCCCGTTCCATTAATAGACGATCCCAGTTGAGACCAGGTTCCACTACTATATCGATACACAGTCACTTTCCCAAAATCGGTCCCAGCATCGTCATTATATGCAGAAGCTGCTGCAATTGTATTGCCGTCACCTGAGATAGTAACTGTGTGTCCTAACCCGTCACCAAAGCTAAAGCCGGAGCCACCAGCCGCACCCGTGTCAACTACAGTTTCACTCCAAGCTGTTCCATTCCAATCATACACATAGACCCTTCCACGTAGGTTTGTGTTTCCAGAACCACCATATCCTGGAGCACCCACGACCAATCTTAAACCGTCGCTCGAAACAGACGCAGACTGTCCAAAATAATCAACTACACTGTGACCATCTAAGTTACCTCCACGCTGTGTCCATGCCCCCCCTGTGTTTACATATACCTTTACCTGTCCTTTGGAGGGAAAAGGTCCGGGCTCTTCTCTCCCTCCAACAGCTATAACACTACCATCACCGGATATAGAAACTGTTTCACCAAAACGTGTATTAATGTCGCCACCGTTAAAAGTGGAACCAATTTGTTCCCATATAGACTGATTAGTGGTTTTTATTGAAAACACATTACTCGAAAACACATTACCTTCAATATTTATATCTCCTCGAACATCCAACGCTCTCACAGGATTGTTTGTTCCTATACCAACATTACCGGAAGTGTGGTATGCATTTCCTCCGCCCGTCGTAAAACCACCACTACTAGATATACCTGTTATTTGGCTACCGTCTCCTAAGAAAGATGTTGCTGTGACATTTCCGCTCACCACTATATTACTAGTCGCAACAAATCCCGTGATGGCATTTGAAAATTGAACCGTATTTGAAGTTGTGTTCCCACTTTCACAAACTTCATGAAGATTCGAAGTTAATCCCGTAAGTTGACTTCCATCACCGGAAATAGATGTGACTGTTAATACACCAACATTTGCCGTCCCGTGAACATCTAAATTAAATAGTGGTGTATCTGTTCCTATACCAATTCGAGACGTGGTTGTGTTTACGACCAGGTTTGAGTTACCAACTTCTAAATCACCTGTGGTGGTCACCGCGGTGGTGGTGAGGGTTCCAGTGTTTGCGGTTCCATGTACGTCGAGTTTGAAAGTGGGTGTTTCTGTTCCCACACCCAAATCACCATTAACGATTGTAAAGTTATTTTGGACGAGAGTATTTCCTCGCATGTCAACTTTTAACCGATGCGTAGGATCTTGAAAGTGGAGAATGTGGGAATCTGAAAGTGTGTTTTGGGTAAACCCCATTGAAAATCTATCTTCATCTGCATGGAAAATCAATGCTACATTTGCATATGTAGATTCCATTAGCACACCCAAATCCAAGTTATGATCTATCTGCCCTGAACCCAAACCAAAAATTTTGTTTGCAAACGTAATATTATTTGAGTTAATAATCGTATTATTACTGGAAACTTCAAGATCTCCATTCATTTCTACATCGCCCTCTACAAGTATTTCACCTTCTATATGAAGGGTTCTAGATGGGTTGTCCGTTCCCATTCCAACGCTTCCTTCAAAAGATTGAAGGGTCGTGGTCATTAATTTATCCAAACATTTTTTCCAGTCTTATAATTCGTTCTTCTAATCCGTCATTCTTTTCTTTTTCAATTTGAAGTCTCTTATCAACTTCTTGTAGAGCTGAAGTTGCGATTGTAAATATTGCATCCTTTTGCAATTGTTTAAAGTTTTCAACCCTTTGACCGTAAACAAAAAGTTCATCGTCAATTATTTTTTCTTCAACTTGTATTATTTTCGAATCAATTATTTTTTTAAGTGTAAGAGTATATGCATTTTCATTTTCATCATATACTTGAATGGTAAAAGAATTACTTTCTAAATTTGAAGTATCAAAATTTGTAAACGTGAGTAAGTTGTCACCGCCACGTGTAGCCATATCGTAAATATTTGGAATGTAAGATGTATTTGTTTGAACTGCATAAGGGAGGACGTTCTCAACTTCTTGGGCTATAAATCCCCATACGGGTTGGTCACCTTGAAAAACAACATCACGATAACTATATCTTTTGGGTTTCAGAAGTCGTAAAATATTTAACGCAGTATCATCTTTTACGTCCTTAATATTTTGTTTAATACGACGATCCGAAGCTGTTATAGTTCCACTCTTTGAAATTATTCTTTTTCCAGAAACGATGTGGTCATTCGCGTAAATAGACATACCCGACAAAGATCCCGTGTCAGCTGTTAAATTTGTGCTATGGTTAAAATATCTTTTGGAAGCAGAACTCACAATCCCCGATGAACCCTGAACGTGAAGTTTTGCATATGGAGTGTTTGTTCCTACACCGACGTTTCCACTTGTAGTGTCTACGTATACATTAGACCCTCCAATTTCGAATATCACATCTTTTATAGTTTGTTTTGTGTATCGAGGGCTGTCGAAGACCCTCACGTGACCCGCATTGAAACCACCACCGTCGTTTTGGTAGCCCCCCGCTGCGAGACGTGTTCCATCCGAAGAAAGGGCGACGGACCAACCGAAATAGTCGGAAGCCGCCTCACCGTCTATGTTCGCCCCAACTTGGGTCCACGTCCCACCACTCTCCTCGAAGACCCTCACGTGGCCCGCGTCTGTACCAGTGGTGTCGTTGGCGGCGGCCCCCGCGGCGACTCGTGTTCCATCCGAAGAGAGGGCGACGGAGATGCCGAAAAGGTCCGACGCCGTCTCACCGTCTATGTCCCCCCCAACTTGGGTCCACGTCCCACCACTCTCCTCGAAGACCCTCACGTGGCCCGCATTGGAACCGTTGGCATCGTTTAGGTAGCCCCCCGCTGCGAGACGTGTTCCATTCGAAGAGAGGGCGACGTCCCAACCGAAATGGTCCCCAGCCGCCTCACCGTCTATGTCGTCCCCAACCTGGGTCCACGTCCCACCACTCTCCTCGAAGACCCTCACGTGGCCCGAGTCTGTACCACCCCCGTCGTTACCCCGCCCCCCCACTGCGAGACGTGTTCCATCCGAAGAGAGGGCGACTGACCGACCGAACTCGTCATTAGCCGCCTCACCATCTATATCGGACCCAACCTGGGTCCAGGTGCTCCCGACCAAGTCGAAGACCCTCACGTGGCCCGAATTGGAACCACCACCGTCGTTGTAGATGGCCCCCACTGCGAGACGTGTTCCATCCGAAGAGAGGGCGACGGACCAACCGAACCGGTCCCCAGACGCCTCACCGTCTATGTCGTCGCCAAGTTGGGTCCATGCCCCACCACTCTCCTCGTATACCCTCACGTGGCCCGCATTGGAACCGTTGGCATCGTTGTAGTAGCCCCCCGCTGCGAGACGGGACCCGTCCGAAGAGAGGGCGACGGACCAACCGAAATGGTCCCCAGCCGCCTCACCGTCTATGTCCGTCCCAACTTGGGTCCACGTCCCACCACTCTCCTCGAAGACCCTCACGTGGCCCGCATTTCCCCCGGTGCCGTCGTTTAGCCAGCCTCCCACAGCGAGACGTGTTCCATCCGAAGAGAGGGCGACGGACTCACCGGACTGGTCATTAGCCGCCTCACCGTCTATGTCTGCCCCAACTTGGGACCACACTCCCGCACTAACAGTGGAATATTCTGTTGAAATCAGATTACTTGTATAGAAATCTTTCGTAAGATTTAAGTTACCATGGATATCCAATTTACGTGATGGTGTATCTGTCCCGACACCGACATTCCCAGACGTGCGAATGAGATTACTCCCACTTGTCGTGAAAGCTGCACCGACACCAGTTAATGCTGACCCGTCACCTATAAATGAGGTGGCTGTCACATTTCCACCAACTACTATGTTACTTGACGTCACTAACCCAGTTATATCATTGGTAAACTGTAAGGTATTCGAAGTTGTGTTTCCAGTGTCTGTTTTTTCTTGTAAAGTTGACGATAACCCAGTAAGTTGACTACCATCACCGGAAATGGATGTGACTGTCAATGCTCCAACGTTTGCTTTTCCGTGAACATCTATATTGAATAAAGGTGTGTTTGTTCCTATACCGACTCGTGACGTGTTTGTATCTACATGTAAGTTTGGGGTTTCTAAATTAGATGTGATTGATAGTGATGTTGTTGTCAGTACCCCAACATTTGCCGTCCCGTGAACGTCCAATTTCGTTCCAGGTGTTTCGGTTCCTATACCCATATTGTCGTGAACAACAGAAAATGTATTTTGAACAGTGGTATTTCCACGTAAATCAATTTTTAAAAGGTGGGTGGGATCTTGGAAATTTAGGACATGATTATCTGTAAGGGTATTTTGAGTGTACCCCAAAGAGAGCCGTTTTTCATCCGCATGATATACCAACGCCACATTTGCATATGTTCCATTATCCTTGTGTTCTAGAAGGACCCCTGTGTCCTCATTGTGATTTACATGTCCCGAACCAATTCCAAATATCCGATCGTTGATGGTTATATCATTGGAGTTAATAATAACTGTGTCACCTGAAACTGTTAAATTGCCTTGAATTTCCGTTTTATTTGTTACTAATAATCCACCTTGGACATGAAGGGTTTTAGATGGATTATCAGTGCCAATTCCGACACTTCCCTCGAATGTTTGTATGGTGGTTGCCATTACATTAATATAAGAAACTTATTTCGTCGGAACCACCTTTTGTAATTTTAGAAATTTTACCGTCGCTGTGTTGTGAAACATATTCGATAAACAGATTATAGTTTCCTTCGGATGTTAAATCGATAGTTGGTTTGATAAATACTGTAGTTGTATTACTTGTAACCTCTGACGACCATGGATTTGTATTTGTGTTCCCAAATACAGCGGCTGGACCTCTTGCTACATCTAACGGGGTTCCACCAGTTCTGTGTCCACCACTAACTTCTATAGACATTGTGCTAATTTCATTATCAGCGTGGATAAGGTGAGCCACGATCTTGGCATAAAATACATGTTGGGTGAAAACGACCCCTATAGTTCCATTTGCTATACTAGTTCCGTTTGCGATGGTATTCGTATAACTATAGGTTTTTTTACTCACACCACCCGCATTTATTATTATACCACCCGTTGCTTTAAAAGCAGCATTTGTGTTGGTAAATAACACCGTGTTTGAAGTCGTGTTTCCCAAATCTATAATATCACCTAAAGTTGAGACTGTTGAGACGTTCGATAACGTTCCACCATCACCATGAAATGAGGAACCTGTCACCCTTCCACCGACAATAATATTTGAGGTGGTTGTAAAAGCTGTGGTGTCATTTGTAAATTGGAGGGTGTTCGAGGTCGTGTTTCCGAAATCGGATACGGATTGTAGTGTTGTAGCTATACCAGTGAGTTCACTCCCATCACCCAAAAACTTTGTGGCTGTAACATTGCCTCCAACAACTATGTTACTTGTAGTGACTAGACCTGTGGTGACATTTGTAAGTTGGAGGGTGTTCGAGGTTGTGTTTCCGAAATCGGATACGGATTGTAGTGTTGTAGCTATACCGGTGAGTTCACTCCCATCACCATGTAGGTAGGTGGCTGTGACGTTACCAGTTGCTGTCAGGTCACCATACACTTTAACACGGAGGTCTTCGGAGGCGAGGGGCACGATGGTTGAACTACTCGCACTACTTTCAGTGTAAGCCATTACGAGTTCATCACTAGATTCTAAATATCCAACAGCTACATTTGACTCGGGTCTATTCATAAGAAGACCCAAATCTAGAACTGTGTCGGAGGAGGTATTATTCTTTCCAAGTTCGACGATAGCATCTGTGATGTTTAGGTTTTGTGTTGCAATTAAGGTTACATCACCTTTGAAATGAATGTCTCCACCTACAGTTAGATCTTCACTAATATAGGTGTTACCCAAAATATGCACGACATTTGAACCATCATCATCTATGTAAACATTTGAACCAACTGTCAGTGTATGACCTTGGGGGTTTGTGTTGGCTATCGAGCAGGTTGGTGCGATGTATACCACATTTGATGTTGGTGCTAGGAACTGTTTGTTTCCAGCATTTAAGACCATTGTATGTTCAGCCTGGTCTTTGATGTCCTGTGTTTTAACCTGACTACCTAAACGAACTTTGGTAGAACGTTCAATCGTTGGTAAATTTTTAACTCCACCCCTGAGACGGAGTACCAAGTGAAGTGTAGATTCTTTCTGAACGTTGTAATCGGCAAGTGTTCTACCATCTTCTAATTGTTTACCCGCAAAAATAAGACGTTGTTGATCAGGTGGGATTCCTTCTTTGTCTTGTATTTTCGATTTGATATTATCTATGGTGTCAACAGACTCGACTTCGAGTGTTATTGTTTTACCTGTAAGTGTCTTGACAAAAATTTGCATACTTACTATTATTATATGTTTGTATTTTAATTTGCATATAATAGACCAGCCATCCCATTTTCGATTCTCAAAATATTGTAGTTGACTGCATAAATTGGGTCATCGATTGGTAGGGTTTTACTCATAATTTTAAATGAACTTATTCTACTAAAGTTGAGAGTCCCCGTTGGTTGTAAAGAACTTGTTGATAAACAAAATGGATACAAGAAAAAATCGGGTGAAGTTACTGAGTGTGTATGATAGTAAGAACACGCATCTACATAATGAGGTTGACACCATTTATAATCACCTATATCGATTCCATTAACATTCATTTTAACTTTATTTGACCTGGAGGTCAGAGCTCCGTCATCATCCGTGTTTGAGCATGCGATATATTTAACGGGGTGACTAAATGTAACTTCTTGTACAAGGGCATTCGATGGTTCATTTTTTTGAACTTGTGTAATGAGGAGATCATGTTTACGGGAGGCGATGTTACCACGCTCTTCATTGTCTAGGTAGTAATAGTTTGCAAAAAGTTCTATATTATAGGCACTCGCATTTGGACCCCAGTATATTCTGAGTTCAACGTTATGGTAATTTAGAGCGACTAGGGGTAACGCACATTTCGCACCTTCACAAAAAAAGAAACGGAGAGGGTAAAAATATGACGAGGCGCTTATACCCGGGTGTGTACCAATTGCACTCTTCGATACACAGGTGGCGAATGTATCGATTGCAATATTTTCGGAAAATGTGGAATCTTGGGTATCGACGACCGACCCACCAATGAGAAGTTCAACTTTATCGACTAAAGTTGACCATTCCTCAATTGTTTGACTTTGAGTCGTATCATCAGCGGTGAGGTAAACGTAACCCAGTAGATCACCAGTTTTTTCAAATTGAATACTAGACATTGAATTATTTTTCACTTCTCCGTGGATTGTTTGTTTCTCGACAGACTGTGAAAAATTAGCATGTCTTTTGAAGGTTGAATTAAAGAAAGAAATTTCGGGATCGCCCATGATATATTTATCCTGAGCCCCGATGGCAATCAATTGAACAACTCCAGCTGACATGGTATACTATAGTAAAGGGAGAAAATTACATATTAGGTTTCCTACACACAAAACGGAGGATTAAAAAGTTATTTTCGGCGGGGTTGGGTGGTGATATGAGAACACCATCTTCATTTCTAATGCTTACGGTTAAACGATCAATAGATCGAATTGGATCGATGTATTGGGTGGCAATTGGGTAGTTGTCTCTAAAACTAATGATACCAGTATCGTCTGTAGTTACTAAACTGGCAAAAGAATTACGGACTATACTTCCGTCTGAGAGTGGGGGTGGATTTTTCGATGCTCGATCAGAAAAGATAGAGTCTAACTCTTTGATGGACACGTAGCAATGTTCACTACCATTTGCGGGGGTTACTGTATTGATTCGGGCGGCTAAAAGTCTAGCCTGAACAACATTGCGAAGAGGTTGATTAAGATAACAGGTGAAAGAATTTGGTGTCTGTCCAACTGTATCAACCGTGATTGTGTGATATTCATAGTTAAGATCTGGAATTGTTCCCGTTGGGGAAGTGATCAAAGCCATTTATAGTAAGCTTAGATTAAAGATCCACCAATTCCATCCACGATCGTGTAGGAGGCGTGTTCACCAACAAGTTTTTGGGCACCACACAGTCCACCTGGGGTTAAACTTTTGGTGTATGGACTATCTTCTTTACCAGACCCAGGAACACATTCCATCCGATTTTCTAAATCGAAAATTGATTGATCATTGACAATTTCAATAACAATTGGTTTAGGTTGATAGGCGCTTGTTTTTTTCATGATATTGAGAATGACAATAACAAAAAATAAAATAACGATGGCGGTTAGGGCATTTCGATCAGTACGATTGAACTTGAACATTTATAATCAGGCAACATTATTTTATAAACTGCGTTAAAGGTAATTTTTTTAGTTTCTACATAAAGAGTAGATGGATGAAGAGATAGTAATCGATCGTGGTAACTCGACGGTGATGAAATTAGATGCAGACGAACAAGCTCTCATGGATGAGATTCAAATATCTGTTCCAAGATCCCAGCCTGTTCAAAGACCAGCAAGACCATCCGCTAGACCTACAAACGCTATCCCCCAAGAAACGATGGATGCATTTGTCAACCCCAACAAACAGACTGCACCAAGACAACCCACAGAGGAAGAGGAAATAGATTATGGTGAGGATTTCTATGACGATGAACCATCGATGGGTCCTGGTATTTCTCAGGAAGAACAACCTTCCAAGGGGTATACTTCAATTGACGAAGAGAAGTCTGACCTCCTTAACAAGCTTACGCGTTTAGAAAAGAAGGGATTTGCTGTCAATAAACGCCTAAATGCATATTCAAACATAGAAGAACTCCGGGCTGAGGTTAAGAGGATTACCTACAGTATCGATGTGGAGCAATCTATTCGTTTTTCTCGGAGAATGTTAGTTGCATGTGTGACTGGACTTGAGTTTCTTAATAAGAGGTACAACCCCTTTGAGATTCAATTAGAGGGATGGTCTGAGTCTGTGATGGAGAATGTAGATGACTATGATACCGTTTTTGAGGAACTCTACGTAAAGTATAGATCAAAGGTAAATGTTGCACCAGAGGTTAAGCTGATAATGATGTTGGGTGGTTCCGCGATGATGTTCCATCTAACAAATAGTATGTTCAAGTCGGTGATGCCCAACATGAATGATGTAATCAAACAAAATCCGGATCTCGTTAAGAATATGATGAGTGCGGTTCAGAATACCACCCGGTCTCCTGGTGAAACTGGTGTGGATGCCCCTGTTGGTGGGACGGGTCAATATGAAATGAAGGGTCCTGGACTCGATATTTCCAGTTTGATGGGTGGTGTTATGATGCCACCAACCCCCCCGATGAACACAACGCCCCAGGTTGCTCAGGATGCACGCGACTTTGACGTCGCGGACGACATTTCAGATATTATTTCTATTTCAGGGGACTCTACGGGTGGTGAAGTCAAGGAAGTGAATGTGGATTCTTCTAAACCCAAGCGGGTTCGAAGAAAAAAGAAAACTGAAATTAATCTCTAGATATATATAAATGATAGCGTATTGTCCGCTAGAGGATTTAGAGCCTCCGGTCCGACAAAAAAAAATTGTCGAAGAACCCGAACCTCAGATAGACTCGAAGGTTGGACGTGAAGAAACTGAAATGAATTACGTCATCATGGCTTTCATTATCGGCGTAGTTATGCTAGCCGTTTCTGATTCCATCAGGGCATAAATGTAATGAATCTACTAAGGGGTTTTCCCCCAAAGTAAATTTAGTAAGTAAAGGATTTCAAATCTGTCCCACCGGATTTGATCTTGATAAGTTTTCCACCCAACGAGGAATGAACTTTTGAAAAAATGTCGTATGAATATCCGATTCCTGTCGTATTTGCTGGGGTGATAGTCACAGTGTTTGACGTTGTCGTGACGATGGGACTCCATGGATTTGCGTTCACGCCACCAAACATTTTTTTGATACCCACGGCTATAGGAACAGATGATTCTGTGCCATCACTCGTTCCTCCCTGAAATTCAAGAATCATTGTGCTTATGTTTGACACATTCGTGGTTTCTCTCAATTGAGTAATTACCCGTCCATAAAATGCCGCGTCTGAATATACAAGTTGTATCTCTTTATTTGATACACTAGGTGCGATTGTTACTACATTTGAGTAACGTTTACACGCCATCTCACCCTCACCGTCATTCGTCACTACACCACCTTTGAATTCCGAATGACCATCTGAATTAATTTTTACTCGTTCCGTTCCCTGTGTTTTCAACGTAATGTTTTGGTTTTCTATATTAGAGGTGGAACCACCCATAGAAATTTCACTTACATTCGAAGTAGATGGGTTTGTAGTTTGCCCAGCCTGTATAACGAGGCGTTGTATTTCGGGTTCACCCACAACTGTTTCGGTTGTATCCGCGTGAATAACAGCTGAATTGTCTGCCGACACTTCTTCTGTTTTAATTTTTCCCATATCAATACCACCCGCGGGTGGTGGGGCACCTTCCGTAACCTTTTTAGGTGGGATGTCGAGTTTACTGGTGAAAATCTGATCAGTGAGAATAAGAACACGGGGCATCTCTATATTAGTTACCGAATAAAATACCCGCCATACCATTTTGTATTCTGAGAATATTGTGATTTAATGCGTATACAAATATATGTGTATCTGTCCTATTCGACCCCCTTTCAGCATTTCTTATAATCATCTTAGCGTTATCCAATCTACTGAAATTACATGTCCCAGTGGGACTGTATTCAGATGAATTTACACAAAAATGAAACGGGAAATATCTTGAGTACAACATCGTTTTACTTTCGGCTCTGTAATCTATGTGTGCAAACTTAGATTTCAAATAGCTTTCAACCGTGTGGAAATACATAGGGGACATATTCTCTAATAAAGCTGTTCCATTTATTTGAATATCTGCGGTTCCAAATGTAAATCTATCGGTAACATTATCATCATCTAAAGTTCCAAATCCAAAAAACAGGGACTTTACCGGGTGATTAAATTGGGAGATATCTAAACTATTATTATTAGTTGTAGCAAAATCAATGGGATACTCAACCCTTTGAACCTGTGTAATCATCATTTCTATCTGGCGATTTACAAAACTTTCTCTCTCATCTGTGTCTAAAAATATATAATTACCGTATACTGAAATTTTCTTCTGACTTGCTGTTAAACCCTGTTCTACGGTTCCATTGTAATAATTTGTATCGAAATTGATTTTAATTTCTACTGTATGATTCTGTAAAGCAACTAAGGGTAAATATGCCCCACCATCACAAAAAAAGAAGTGAAATGGTACAAACGCTATATTACCTACGTTGGCTTTTACGTTTATCTCTTGGGATTTAGTCCAAGTATCAGCTAGGTAGTTTGGCCAAATGTCATTGTAGTAATCATAGTGTTGGGAGTCAACCTTTTGTCCACCAATATAAAGATCCACCGTTGAATTGTAAAAAATGTTTGACGATATATTAGCTTCTCCAGTTCCTTCACACCACAATCCGTTTATAATGTCACCGTATACAGGGATAGTAATAGAATTATCGGTTTCGGTAACTTCTTTTATAAACTTTGGGGCTTGTGAAAAATTCTTATATCTCGCAAACTTTGTTCGAAAAAAAGAATGACCTTCGTCACTTGTTAAATAAATGTCTTGTGCTCCTTTTGATACAATCTGGACTAATGCACCAGACATTTATTAATTATGTAGATTATAAAAATAGACACTTTCCCTGAGGGAAGTCTGGTTTTTCCTGAACCCCCTTTCCATGAATCTTGAAACCACCTTGTCTATACACCTTCATACGTTTGTAATACATTGCTGTGAAGATGGACCATGGATCGTGGATATCGTATATGTGGGGGTTATTCTTTTTACCCTTGGTTTCTCTCATTATTCTCCCAATACTCTGTGTGATGTCTGATTTTGGTGAAGCTAGAATGACCGTATCTAGGGTTGGTATGTCCAAACCTTCGTGGGCTTGACTGAATGTTGCAAAGATGATTTTCTTTTTAGAGGATTCTTGGAGATCCTTCTCCTTCATACCACCCATGTAGAGCCCCGAACTTTTGGGAAAACATTGGTGAAGAAATTCACAATGAAATCTCCGGTCACTCAAAACGAGGAGTTGCCTCGTTCCCGCTGAAGCTTTTTTTACGAGTTCTGCCAACATTTTGTTCCTATTTCTGTCCTCGACCAACTCCGTGATCATGTTGGGCATCGAGATTTTCCCATTCCTCATGGAGGGTGGAGGGTTGCGGTAATTGAAGCATTCGTAGGTGACTGTAAATACCTCCACCTGTTCCTGATTCTTCCTCTCCACTGCGAAGAAGGTCGGTCCCATGAACCAATGGAGGACTTTGGTGAGTCCATCCTTTCTCTCTGGGGTTGCAGAGAGACCGAAAATGTGCTTTGGGCACAACTTGAAGAGAGACTGACTGAATACTTTGGCACATATATGGTGGGCTTCATCTACGATGAGGGTCCCAACACTTTCAAAGTCCCCAAAACTATACTCTTTTAGGGAGAGTGATTGAAGCATAGCGATCACAAAATCACAATCAACCTCCTTCTTATCTTGTTGAACGACACCAATGGTGGCCCCCGGACAGAATTGTTTAATTCTCTCCCTCCACTGATCGGCTAGGAACTGTTTATGAACGACAATCATTGTCCTATAGCCCAACGTACATGCTATTGCCAGGGATACGGTGGTCTTCCCAAAACCACACGGGAGTGAGAGAACGCCATGACCCGCCTTAAGAGCTGCAGCAAGTGCTTCATTTTGGTGTGTTGCGTCTCGAAGGGTGCCAACAAACTTGGTTGTAATTCGGGTGGGTTGGGGTCTTCGGTCCTCCCTAGGTTCACCAAGTTTCTCGATGCCATAGAAGCGCGGGACACAGATACCATTTTTAATCGTTTTAAAAACTTTAAAAGGTGGTGGTGGAAATCCATAATCCCCATTGACTATAGGTCTTACGGTAAGCTCCTTTTTAATTTCCTGGAGGGGTCCTTCTGTGGCAAGGTACCCCGTTCTCGTGAGAACTGTCATGTATACTAAATTAGACGGCGGAAACTTTAACTATATTCCGAAGATTTGAGAACCCACGAAAACCCTGAATAATCACCTACGTTCCAATATCCTTTGAAATCAATTTCTACTTTGATTTCATCCCCTCTTACACAGGATTGGAGGGGTTTTCCCTTAACTTCGCACATGACCCGTCTGTATCTAAATGGAATTTTTACTTTGAGAATACTTCCTTCCAAAGGATTATCAATATTAGAATTCGTCAGAAGGTGATTCATTTTCATTTGAGTATCATTGACTCGCGTCACCAGTGCGGGTGGAATTCTAATACGAATATACTTTTTACTATTATATTCATACATTGGTTCATACACGGAAGCTAAAAACTTCATTGATTTCTATTACGATATATTAAAATTAAAACTATAAGTATCATTGTCAAAAGTAATATACGTTGACTCAAAGTAAATGGTTTGATTGGTTTTCTAGTTCCGAAATATTCATGACTGAGTGTTCTAGAAACTTCGACAGCTGATTCTATACTTGAATAAGGGGTATTTCTGGGTGACATCATGCCACACATCGCAACTTTTGAACATTTTCCAAAAAACGGAAGTTGTCCATGTAGACTGAGAACCCCAGAAGATTGTGAGAAAGTCCAACCATCTTCTTCACTCCAGTCCGCACCCCACCCAATTCTAGTTGTGTTTGGGGAGGATATACCCAACTGATCAATCACCTCAAGTTTTAACATTTCTGGTGTGTTTGACAACACTTCACGTGTTAGGTTACAGATCACACAAGATACAGTTTTACCATCCGATAAAACTCTGGGTTGTAAATTCCACTTCGTTTCGGATGCAATTTCTAAATCCGACTTCAAAGTGATTGGTTCATCGTAATCTAAGAGAACATTTATAGCTCCGTAGGTACTTTCTCTAACTTTTTTGTCAGCATCGGGACCCCAGTTGTCTCCGAGGGCTTTTAATGCTGGACTATTATCAATACACAGAAACAATTGTCCATCGTCAATGGTAGTTCCATTTGAAAATGTGAGTTTGTAACTATCTTCTTGGTATTCGATATCTTTCATTTCCATTCCAAACACAAAATTTACACCTTCTTCTGTGAGTGCTTCTTCCATCGCATCACCCATCACTTTACCTGAAACTCTTTGTGTATATGGTTTGGCTAGGGCCACATGATTTAAGTTTTGAATAAATTCATATGCAGACATCGTGTTCCACGTTACGCCATCCATTATAAGGGGTAGGTTTTTTAGACACTTTTCTCCATTTTCACTTAATTTACCTATAGAGTCTTTAAGACTTATTTCCTTGAACTTGGTTGGTTGGAATAATACTTTCATTACAAGTTTTATCAAAGACATATAGTCACTCGCATTCAAGGACTTTAATAAAAAGTTTCGACCTCCCTGATCATTTGTTGGTTCAAACATGTCGTCCCATTCTATATTCATTTCATTGAATAGTGAACGTGTATTGTAGAAGGTGTCAAATAAGAGTCGATGTGCGTGGAGATCCCTCAGACCAATTTCGGGTTCCCACCATGAACCACCAGCCGAAGTTTTTCGGTCATAAATAGTTATATCATGGTCTTCTCCTGATTTAAGAATCTCCCAAGCGAGAGACATCCCGGTTGGTCCTGCGCCGATAATATGAATCTTCATTCTACTCTTAGTATACATTAAAAATATCTTCATATCATAGGTATGTTGAGTGTAATAAAACCCTTGTCAAAACCAACTCAACAGAAGGTAAAGACTTGGAAGTTTGCCGCCAAATTCCTGTGGAAAGAGCGTTTTGTGGAAGACAAATCGGAGCTCGGGAGATGGACAAAAGATCAACTTCTCGATCTTGGTCCAACATTTGTAAAATTAGGACAAATTGCGTCTACGAGGGGGGACCTCTACCCCCCAGAGTTCACCCGTGAACTTGAATCTCTCCAAGATGACGTTCCCGCCTTTGATTGTAATTTAGTTAGGGATCAGATTGATCTAGATATTTTCAAGGACTTTGATGATATCCCATTTAAGTCTGCGAGTATTGGTCAGGTCCACAAGGCTACTCTCCAAAATGGAAAACCCGTAGTTGTAAAATTGAAAAGACCAGGTATTTATGATACGATGCAATCCGATACAGAAACTTTGAAACAAATTCTAAAAATAGTTCAATCTGTGGGGATTGATACTGGGAATAGTTCAGACTTTGTTCTAAATGATTCAATTGAATATCTTTTGGGTGAAGCAGACTATGTTCAAGAAGTCAATAATGCGATCAAATTTAGGAAGTCTCTGAAAGATGTTGAATGGATTAAGATTCCACGGGTGTATAAAAAATACTGTACGAATGAAATGATTGTAATGGAATATGTACCAACAGATAAGATTACTGAAATCAGGGACGGGAAAATCAACAAATTAAAGGTGTGTGAAGCCCTCGTGAATTCATACGTCATACAGACCATGGAGGCTGGTCTGTTCCACGCTGACCCACACCCCGGGAACTTGGGTATTTCGAAGAATGGTAAGCTGGTCTTCTACGATTTCGGTTTAGTCATCCCACTATCGGATGAACTCAGAGAAGGTTTCAAAGACCTCTTCTTTTGTATTGTAAATAGGGACACCTCGG